AACGGGGTCCGAGCCGGCGGTAAAGTCGACGACACCGAAGAGAGCACTGACGGTCGGATCAGCCGCGATGTTACCCGATTGGTGAGGGCCAAGGGGAAACTGCGGGTCGGAGGTGTAGTTGGACCAGGCCGAGTAGTTGGCCTTGTTACGAGCGGCCCAGAAGAGCACCTTGACGGCATGGGAGAAGCGGATGTCAAATTGGGGGGTAATTTGCGTACCGTTGGCAATACCAATCAAACCAGTGGTGTTGATGGTGCCATTCGTGTTGAACGATTGGAGAGGAGCGGTTTGCACTTGCTCAATCAAGATATCACGAGGGGCGCAAGCCATCTTTTTACGCTCTTCATTCGACACGATAGCGTAGTTGGCCCACACTTGGCACGAGTTGCCGATTTCGGGGGCAGTTACCACATCGCTTTGTTGAGCGGGAACAGACACCCAGTATCCAGGTCTACCAGTAACGGCACCACCGGCAGAACTTGTAAAAGCGGGAGTTGCACTTACGCTACCAACCATTGCCGCTGATGGAATGTATACGTCCTTGATCAACAAATCCGTCCAGTTACGGAACGAAAAGTTGATGCGCATTTCGTTGTAAGGAAGAGCGGCCGTGGGCAAAGCAATGCCAGAATCGCGCGTAAAGAAGAAGGGAAGAGGAAGGTTAAGCACTTGAGAGGGCAACACTTGTTGTTGACCAGCGACAACGCTCGTGCTGGTTTGGACACCGCCTTGGCCGACCAAGATGAGGGGGTTGGCAGCCACGGGGTTGATCAATTGGTTGACGTTACCAATCATCACGTTGTAGCCGTTGCGCTTGCCAGAGGGCACCGTGAACGACGACCAAAAGTCCAAGTGAAAGTTGTCAAAGCGAGCGGCCACCAAATCGTTAAATGTAATGCTGCACTCTTGGATCAAGTTGTGCATCAAGTTGCGGGTCCAACGCAAGACGCTAGCAACGGTAGCCGTCCCGCCCAACACAGTGCCGTTAACGGCCGTGGCCGTCACAGCGGGGAGGACCACGCGCAACCAGGTGTGGAGAAGGTAATCACCAGCACGAGAGATGGAAACCGACCATTGTTGGCCAAAGCCAGATTGGCCTGACGATTTGCTCAACACGACCGGCACTTGCGTAAACCATGTCGATTTGCGAACTTCGCGAACGAAGTAGGCGATGGATTCCGAGCCACCGTATGTGTATTTCTCTTGCTCGTCATAAGTGGCGAGATCGATAAAACCGGATGTTAAGTTGGAGGTAGCGATAGACATTTTTATTATAGAGGAGAAAATTTTTTTAAATTATATTTAAATTTATTTTATGTTGACTTAAGAATTTGATTTTTTCGATGTCGGAATTTTTAGGCATACAAAAATTTAACATAAATACGTGGTTCACCTTGGTAAGCCCGAGTAGACTTGAGTAAACCAAGTTCCCTTTCAATTTTTAAAATTGATTTAAAGCGATAAAATACTAATAAAAACAAAGATGTCATTGACAACATTCATAAAAGAAGGTATATTTAATTTCAAGTTAAAATTGGTAAATGGAGAGATATTTACTATTCCAATGAGAGAAGATGGATACATCTACGCAACTGCCTTGTGCAAGGTGTCTGGAAAACGATTGAATAATTATATGAGAACAAAGGAAACAAATGAAGTGATCGAACAATTAAGCATTGATGCTTCTATACAAAAAGACAAATTAGTTGAAATTTACAAGGGTAAAACGTCAAGATATTTACAAGGCACATGGATTCATCCAGATTTATTTTTTCATTTAGCACAGTGGTGTAATCCATCTTTTTCATTGCAAGTTTCAAGATGGGTGAGGGAATTGTTGGTTACAGGAAAGGTTGAACAAGGAAAAGAAAAATCGTCAGACGAATTAAAGTCTGAATATGAAAAGAAATTTGCGGAATTAAAAGAGCAATATCAGAAAGAGTTGGACGAAAAAACAAAGATTATAATGACACAAGGCGAACAGAACATGATGTTGTCAAAGAAATACGAACGTGTTTTTTACAATCACCAATCTTTTTTGAGAAAGAAAGAACTTTACAAATTAAAGAAAGGCGGTTGTGTTTATTTGGCAATTATGAGAGATGAAGACAAAGATATTCGTACAAAAGTTGGAATGTCTCGTGATATCACAGACCGAATTGGTGGATATCGAACATCTAACCCATTTTGTAAAGTTTTATTTGTGTTGTATACAGAAGATTGCGTGTTACTTGAAACAAACATGAAACGAAGATATGAAAAAGAATTAAATCCCAATAATCGTGAATTTATTACGGATGTAACAACGGAAGACCTGATTAAAAATATGATTGAGATTGCAAAAATTACAAGTTTAAATTATACAATCGAAACCGACCAAGAACTCGAACTTTTTAATGATCACAATGTTAAACTTACGCATCAAACTCAAGCCAAAGTAGAAGAAAATGCCGATAAAGACGAGGACGAAAAATCCCAAGCCCTTACAAAGCGTTGTGGAGGTGTCACCCATAAAACCGAAGAAAGCCGGTTTTTACCTTATTCACGGTTTTTTAAAAATGCGGGAAACGAGGATGGAGTGAATCGTTTATGCAAAGATTGTTATTTGACAGGAGTGTATGGCGACAAACGTAAAGTTATGAAGGTTGTCCCTATTCCTGATCACGATAAAAGTACACACAAGTGGTGCAATTTATGCGAGAGTGTAAAGGAACATTCGTGTTTTTACAAGGCGCGTCAAACAAAGGATGGTTTATGTGCAAATTGCAAGGCCTGTAAACATCAACAAAAGATTGCAAACAAGGAGAAAAAAGCGAAAAAAGATGATTTAAAGCAAAAGTGAGAAAGTGAGAAAGTGAGAAAATGAAAAACAGTGGTGATAATTTTAATTGTAGTAATACACAATTAAAAAGATAAATAAAAATAAATGGAGATTGACATATTGAATATTGATAAAAATATACGCGACAAATGGAAAAATAATGAAGATAAAATAACAGATATTGATAAACAGAATGAGGATATAAGGGATATTTTAAAAGACAACTCCTTATCTATACATATTATAAAAGATTTAAATGACAAGATAGAAACGCTTTTAAAAGATAAGCAAGACTGCATTGATTTTCAGACAAACTTAAATTTTTATGTGATGGATGTGACGCCTTTGCTGGAATCGTATAAACAGATGCTTATTGCTCCTAAAAAAATATCATTTATGGCAAAAAAACAAAATGACAATCAAGACGTACGAACGGTTGTTAAAAAATATCTTGAAATATTGAAAATGTATAATATTGATTACGCCGAACTTGAAGACATTGTGACTAGTAATAACAAGTCTCCTGTAAAAAAGAAAGAGTGCAAAAAGTGCAAGTCAACACAAGAGTTTATTTACAACGAATACGCAAATGTTGAAATATGCGAATCGTGTGGGTCACAGGAAGAGAAAGCGTATAAATCGTCTTGTTACAAGGATATTTCGCGTGTAAATATTTCAAATAAATATACATACGAGAGACGGGTGCATTTCAAAGATTGTATAAATCAGTATCAGGGTAAACAGAATGCGTCGATAGATGATAAAGTGTATAAAGATTTAGCTATACAATTAGAACTTCATGGAATTATTCCGGCACAACAGCCTGGTGAAAATATCTCAAAACGTTTTTCAAATGTCACAAAGGAACATATTTTGATGTTTTTAAAAGAGACAGGCCATTCAAAGCATTACGAAGATGTTGTATTGATATATCATAAATTGACTGGTAAAAAGGTGGATGACATTTCTCATATTGAAGATGCGTTGATGGAGGATTTTGATAAAATTTCAAATGTCTACGATCAAAAGTTTAAATTTACAGGAAAGATTGAACGTAAAAGTTTTATAAATACGCAATATGTACTTTTTCAGTTATTGCGCAAGCATAAATATCCATGTAAATTATCAGATTTCAATATTTTAAAAACATTGGATCGAAAAAGTTTTCATGATGATATTGTTAAGGAAATTTTTGAACATCTTAATTTTAATTTTAAACCCATTTTTTAATGACTTAAAGAGTATTCTATAGTAAAAATAGAAATTAGAATGTCATTATTTCAAGATAAAAAATTGATTGTACACGTTTCACTTGAGGTTGTTATACTTGGCGCAATGACATACTTTTTTCATACAAGGGCTAAATCACTTGAATTACGTGTGAAAAGCGTAGAGGAACAGTTCTCAAAAGAAATTACAATACTGCAAGATAATATCGTTCAATTAAAAAAGCAATTGAAAAAATCAGATAGTGTTATCGAAGAAATCAAGGCAATGTTAAAAAATGATAAAGTGTATGTAAAGCCTCCGGAAAATGTAAAAGTTTCTTTTAAAGAAGAATTGGCGATTCCTGCGAAACAATATGACCAACACTTTTTAAAGAAAACAAAAGATTATAAAAATGTGTTTACAGCTATAAATATGACGAGTGCCTTGCCTAAATCAACGGCAACAGTTGAAGTAATTGATGACGCCGTAAACGATGACGCCGTAAACGATGACGCCGTAAATGATGACGCCGTAAATGACAACTCTGTAAATGATAAAGTTAATGATCCTGTAAACATGACTGCCGTGATTGCGGAAAAAGATCAGAAAGATGACGTAGATGATGCAGATGACCTAGATAATATAGATGATATAGACCAGGAGCTTGCTGATGAATTAAGTGAATTAGTTTCATAAAATAAAATGAGATAATTTAAAAGATAGAATATACTAATAAAATGTTATCAAAGAAACAGTGGTTTAATGAATACAAAGAAGATTTGGTACTGCTTTATAAAAAATTAATCTATGTTTTAAAAAAAAGAAACTTGGTATATAAAGAACATTCTTTTCACGCATTCTGTGATTTGATTTACTTGAAAACAGACCCTATATTATGAGTAAGCGTGATAAAAATCAAACTGAAAATACATATAAAAATAAAAGAGAAGAAAATGATGAAAATTACAATGCTTTTGAAAATTTAAATACAAATTTAAAAGATACAGACGACTTGTGTGAAAGTTATTTAATGGAAATGCATGACGAAAATGTACATGAATGTGTTGTAGAAAGTTTGTCGCTTTTTAAAAAACATATTAAAGAAAAGTCGTTAAGAATGGGCCAGCTTCTTTCATACGGGGATCTTTTTGATTTTTTTTTCAAATGATAAAAGTTTTGATGGCTTTCAAATTTCACACATTTCACGGCTTTCACAGAAAGTCTACATATAATATATTGATACATTGATATATTATATTTAAGTATATTAGGATGTTTTATTTTTTAACAGCAGGCATCAAGCAATCAATCAATGCTTGTTGTAATTCTGTAAGATCTCCTTCTTCGTCAATATCAAAGTCCAGATCATCGGCTTTTCCTTTGGGGCTTGCATCTGCCGCGGGTTTTTTCTTTTTGGCGTCTTTGTCTGCTTTAGCTTTCTTTTTAGCTTCTTCAGCTTCGGCGTCTTTCTCTGCTTTCTTTTTAGCTTCGGCGGCTTTCTCTGCTTCACTAATAGCTAATTTCATTTTTTGAATAGTTGCTTTTTTGCCTACATATGATGCTCCATTATGTTCAAATCGTTCAATGTCGTCATAGTATTCAGTTGCGGTTTTTGGCACACATCTCTTGTATTCTAAATCACATTCTCCATCAGAACATGGTTTTTCAGAATCACATGCTATATTTCTATTTAATGCTCTTAAATAGTCCAAAGAACCTTTATTGCCGGGAAATTTCTCCCGTAATTGTTCAAATTCTTGGTCCAACTTTGCTTCGTGATCCGACTCGGACTCCGATTCAGATTCGGATTCTGATTCTGATTCTGAAGAAGATACAGATACTTCAACAGGTGTTCCTTTATAATAGGGACTTTCTGATAAAACTTCAAATCCTTTTGGAAAAACCTTGGACATTTTAAAAGGAGAATCTCTTGTAGCTTCTTTAGTACCTTTTTTATTATAGTATGGCTCGCCTATTTTATCCAATAGCATTCTCCAGTCATCTTGAAGCTCTATTTTTCTTTTGTCAGTATAGTAAGGTTTAAATTCTTCTTGCGTTAATTCGCTAGTTGTTTTTATTAATACTTTTTTATCATTAAAAAATCCAAAGTATGCTTCATCGTCTTCTTTATCAAAAAAGATAAACAATCTAGGTTTCTTTGGACTAGGTTTTTTTGGACTAGGCTTCTTTGGGCTAGGTGTCTTTGGACTAGGCTTCTTTGGGCTAGGTGTCTTTTCGGCATCTTTTTTACACTCTTTATGAATTCCGCAGTATCTAGAACCCTCCTTTGCATCCTTATCACATTTTTTACCTGTAGATGCTACAATACATTTACATTTTTTAACGGGCGAAGGCTTTTTAGCTTTAACCGGTGTAGGCTTTTTAGCTTTAACAGGCGTAGGTTGTTTAGCTTTAACCGGTGAAACATATTCTTCTTCCTCTTCGTCTTCTTCCTCATCCTCGTCTTCTTCCTCGTCTTCCTCATCTTCCTCGTCTTCCTCGTCTTTAATAAAATCAAGAAGTTTTCTAACAAGTTCTTCTTTTAGTTTTTGAATTTTTTTCTTGTCTTTTTCTCGTTTAATTTCTTCCCAAAGTGTGTCTTTTAAAGTTGTTGACGCTTTATATTTATCTAGAAATGTTTGTAAGATGGATCGAAAATCAATCTTTCCTTTTGTACTAGACAAATCTATAGCCAACATTTTTTGTTCAAGATTATCTTTATTTGAAAATGTTAGATCTTCCGTCATTTATTTATAAATTATTTTTTTTATAAATAATATTTAACTTTTTTACAAATTTACATCGGGTCCTCGCATACGTCTTTTTGGAGGTTGTTGTGCAAAGTCTTCTTGTGTTCCAAATAAACTACCCCCAATTTTTTTCATTACCATCTTTGTAATGATAAAAATAGCAGCATTTATCAAAATAGTGAAAAGTAATCGTATTTCAACTGGCCATTTACTACCTTCTGGTACATAATTTTTCTCACCCAACTCAATAAGGAGATGTTCATACTTGTTCATGCTTACAATTTGCTGTTTGGTAAAATCTTGCATATCAAATTTAAGCCAGTAACCAAGAACAAATTCTGTTATATAAAATCCTGTGATAAGATAACTTTTATAGGTTTCAATATTATTGTCCACATTTACTTGACGAATAGTAGAGTCGTATGTACGTTGCATCGTATTATAATCGCTGTGTACAGTAAATTCTGGTATATTTGCATTTTTGTAAGACTTTCGAAGCAAGTCAAATTTAAAAAGCAATTCGCGTTTAAGATCTTCGTCATCGTTTGTATTTCGTGATATATCTTGGATAACTTTTTTCTGTAAATTTGAGCCACCAGAAATTTCTGACAATCGAGGCGCTGTATATATTTTTTCATCATCGTCTTTATCACGATCAGGCGACCTTTTGTCATCTCGTAAAAGTTCTTTAAGTCTGGATGACAACCCATCATCTTCTTTGGGCGGGGATTTTTCAGATTGTTCCCGTGATCGTCTGTCACGATCTTCATTTTCATGTTCATGTTTATCACGTTCACGATCACGATCGCGGTCTTGGTCTTGATTTTCACGTTCACGTTCACGATCGCGCTCACGATCGCGTTCATCTTGATGATCACTTTTTTCACGGTCACGGTCACGTTCACGATCACGTTCTCGGTCACGATCTCGGTCACGATCTCGGTCGTCTTGATGTTCGCTTTTTTCGCGTTCTCTGTCATCATTTTCGCGATTGTCAGGTTGTTCACGTGGTTTATAATCATTACTTGGTTTATATTCCTGATTTACTAAATCTATTTTAATTTTACCTTTGTTTTCAATCAATTCAAGATACATATTAGGCATTCTTGGAAACTTTTTTGGACGAAAACTTGGCCTTTCTGTAAAAAGTTTAGTAACAGTTATCGTCGGTTTCCTCAACATTTTACTTTATTGAAAGAGCTTTAAATGATTAATTCATCTGTTTAATATATTATTTTATCGTTATTTATACACTTACACTCCTAATATATTATTTTAGTTGTCGATTTTGTGGTTAAATCGTTATATACCGCTTTCTCACAAAATAAGAGAAAGCGGTGTGGATCTTTATGTTAAAATATTTTTTGCACAGTTGTACCCAAGTGAAAAAATTTCAAGTTTTTCTGAATGATTAATATGAAAATCGTAAAAACTAATATCTCTAATTTTAACGTTAATGTATAAACAATTTTCTGTAATATTTTTTAGCTGTATAGATTGAAGTTCATCGATCGGAATAGTCAGCAACATGACAATTTTATCGACAAGTCGTTCGTATTTATTATTAAGATTTGTTTGAAGATTAAATATTACAACATGTAGCAAATCGTCCTTTACATTTTCAATAATAGGAAAAAAAGGGCAGTTATCTACAATACCGCCATCAATAAAGTACTCGTCTTTATATATACAATCGTTAAAAATAAAGGGTAAACTTGATGATAATGTAATGGCATCAATACATGACATATCTGGATAGGTATAAATAGATAAATACTCCTTCTTTTTTTTTGTGATATTATACGTACATGTAAATAATGTAACATTCATTTTTTCGTAAAGGTCTTTAAATGTTGGGATATATCCTATTTTGTCAAGTGACATTTTTTTAAAATGTGAGGAATAAATTGAAAAATCGTATATACCTTCTCCATTTAAAATAGAGTCAATGCTTTTATGATCCTTTTTATCAAAAACGTTGTGTGTAATAATGTACACAATCATTTCTATTGGAGTGTATCCTATTGCCAAAAAATAAGAAATAATAGCACCAATACTTGTCCCTGAATAATATTTAATGTTGCCAATCAATTTGTTGTCAATCATATATTGCATCGCACCAAGCAATGCAAACCCTTTCAAGCCTCCTCCAGACATAACAATTGCATTATAAGGATGTGGCTGTAATTTTGACATTTCTCTTTATGTCAATTATTTAAATTTAAATAATTGTTTGATTGCATTCTTTTGTTTTGTAAAAAACTTATGGCATAAGTGTACTTTATAACGTTTTTACAGCTTATTTTTCAATTATTTTTTTTAGCAAAATAACGCACACCATTATAAGTAAAACAATGCATACGATATACATCGAGTTGTCGCAATTATAAAATTTTGAACAAATTGGGCAATCTTTTATGTGGTTTGCGACTGTCATACATGATAAATCTTCTGGGTCATAAATAGGGCGTTGATTTTTAATAGGTTCCTCGTAAATAATTTGGGGCAACTGTTGCATTTGAAATTCTTCTCTTAGATGTTGATTTTGATGCTGAGGCTGATGAGCATATGAAAGTTGAGGAAGATTAGGTTGCATCATACCGCCATTCATGGCGTATGTAAAATCTTTATCATGTTTTCTGATGTGTCTATTTTGAACTTGATTTGTATACTCATCGCGTTCCATATTTCCTTTTGTAATATAATCAGAACCTCTTGTTAATGAATCCATGTCAACCAAATCATCAATAAATGTAACATTTTTTTTCATATTTATATTAACATTTTTTTTTTATTTTACATAGAATATTACACACCGCTTTTTTTTACAAAACAAGATTATAAAAGATCTACATATAACTATAGAAATTATATGTATTTAACCACAAAAGAAGTGATGCTCAAGATGCCAAGATGTCCATATAAATTTTTTTCAATAACGAATCGCCGTCTGTTTCCACCAAATTTTGCAATAAAAGTCTAAAACTTGTCTGCTCTGCAATAGTTGACGACTCGTCGCGTTTTACAGGCTTTGCATCCAATTGTATTTTTACCCCTTTTTCAATACATTCTTTGTATTGCTGTGTTTGTTTAAACGCCTTAAATTCTTCCGGAGTGGCTGTTAATTTTATTTTTAAATGAGAATGCAAGTCTGTCATATTAACCTTTGATAGGTCTGAAACGGTCTTTTTAATTATCGTTTTTTTGGGTACATCTAAATCTATATTTGTAATGACGCCTTTTTCATCAATAATACAAACGACTCTTTTATCTGTATCCCCAAACGCGTGTTGTAAAGGAGATCCTGGGTAGTATATATTTTTTTGTGGCGTTTGATTGTCGTGGATGTGCCCGCTTATAACTTGGGGGAAATCTTCGCCCCATTCGTCGCCATCCTTTGACACAATGGCGCCCATCTTGCATCCTTTAAATTCTTGATGGGCAAAAATGACGTTGTACGTTTTCCAGTCTTTGGAAACGGTCTCAATTGCTTCGATAAAACGTCCTGGGTATACGTAAGGACACATTAAAAACGTAAATGTCGGGTCTTTTTTTTCTTTTAAAACGATAGGCTTGTCAACAATTTTTACATTTTTGTATTGAGAAAATACATTAAGCCAGTGATGTGAGGTTAAAAATTGTTGATTGTTGATCATATCATGGTTTCCAACCAAAACGTGTACAGGTGCAAATGTGGCTAGAAAAGCAACAAATTCCAGCGATTTGTTTAATGCTTGTGTAAAGATACGTTCGTGGTAATGCATTAGGTCTCCTCCAATGATAATTTGGTCAAATTGATGCGATTCACATATTTTTTTCAACTCTGACATAAGGATATCAATTTCTTCGTGATTGTCGGTTTTTATATGGGGATCACCAATGAATAAAATCTTCATATTTTATTCATTTTAAATATTTGTTTTTAATATTTCGATTTCATTTTCGATTTCGATTTCGATTTCATTTTCGATTTCGATTTCGATTTCGATTTCGATTTCGATTTCGATTTCATTTTCGATTTTCAAGTTCGATTTTTATTGTTTCTTGTCGTCGTCCTTATTGACCAAATGCATGGTGTACATGACACCGGCGGCCAAACCGCATGCAGCGACAACATAGTAAATCGCGTTCTCGACTGTTTTGGCACTCTCACCACCAACAGCTCCGGCCAATTTTTCAACAAGGTTGTAGCCACATGCATGCATACCCCAGTTCAAAGCGCCTACAACTGTGACATAGAATAATACGATAAATGCAATTTTTTTTGCGTCCATTTTCTTTGCGTCCATTTTATTTAAAAGAAAAAGATTTATTTAAATTAAATTTTAAAAAATTGTCAAATAAAAATGAATACAATTGTTGAGTTTTTATCAATTCAACAGCAGATACGTATTTACCACTGGACAACGCCTATATACAATAAACATGTAGTGTCTGGTAAATTGTACGAAAAATTAGATGAATTAATTGATAAATTTGTAGAAACTTTTTTGGGTAAAAATAAATTAAATGCCGAGCCGTTTACAATCAACGTTTCAAGTGATATAAATATCGTTTCAATATTAAATCGTTTCAAACAGTTTTTAATAACAGACCTAGAACTTGCATTAAATTCTGGTATGAAAAATACAGATTTAAAAAATATCAGGGATGAAATGCTTGGAGAGGTCAATCAGTCTTTATTTTTACTAAAATTAAAGTAAATTTAAAGTAAATTTAAAGTAAAGTCATTTTTTGGTATTTTATAACATTTATTTTATATTTATAATCACTGACTATTTTTTCCTTGTATTGAATAAGACGAACTTTTTCAATCGTTCCAGGAGAGGTTTCTTTTAAAACCGCCAAATTTTCATCGTATATAACATTATAATGAGCAGGTTTTATAGACTCTTCGACCGTTTCAACTCTAAATAACTTTTTTTGAAATTTTAAATAATATTTTTCAAGTGTTTGAAATTCTGAATAAACTATTCTTGAAATAGGACTTAATTTTTTTAAATCGCTAATATAAATAATAATATTTAAAGAGGACAAAGATGGCGCGTAATCTGAAATGTGTTCATAAAAATTGAAAAATTCTATCTGTAAATAATACGTTTTAACTTTATCCCAGTTATTTGCGATACAAAGCCTAAGCAAGCATACAAGACGTTTTAATAATGCCAACGATACTATTATTTTATTAATACCTTTGCGTCGTGTCACATATCCAGATTTTTGAAGACTATCAAAATCTATAAAAGGCAAGGATATTGGCTTGTAATGGGATAAAGAGACTGATACATGTTTTTCAACAAATGTTTTTATATGCTTTATAATATCTACAGATTGATCTTTTTGTAGCGAAAGATAGACAGAAAACATGTAAATAAAAAGTTCGCCCAAAATTTTAGAAATCTTTTGATTTGCTAAAAATGTATCTATTTCACTATGCGTGGTTTCTTTATCCTCATCTTCATCCTCATCTTCATCCTCTTCTTCATCTTCATCCTCTTCTTTATCTTCCTCCTCCTCTTCAGACTTTAAATAAATAATAAATGGGTCTAAATTTACTTGAAGTTGTTTTAATTCATCTTTGTTTAAAGGGCGTTTTAATACTTTTTCAACATCCTTTTTATTGCTTTTAAATAAGGACGTTTTATGCGTATCATAAATAGGAAGATCAAGTGGTGGAAGTGGGTTACATAACAAATAAATATTATCATGTGTAACTAAACATTGAACCTTTTTAAATGAATCAAGTATCTGGTATTTATATTTTAATTCCTGAGGAGGGTGATCAAACTGGCGTATTATTGTCTTGTGTTCGCCTAAATAAAGTTGTGTTGGAAAAACATCACTATTTTTATCAAATAGATACATATATTTTTCTTTACCAGCAACTACCTCTTTAATAGTAATTAGTTCACACCGAATTTCGCGTGTTCTGCTATCTTGATTTTCAATAATGAAAATGGTTTGATCGTGTAAAGGCTTGTACTGCAAATACGAGCCCGTGTGAAAAGGTATTACAAGATCCGCATTTTCGTTTTTAAATAGACGTGAAAATATATGTATATTACATTTGTACGTGTTTTCCAATAAACGTATCCATCGTCGTGGTTCCATATACACGTCTTCATTTTCAAATAAAGCCTTCATATCTGAAAGCGATAGATCCGGATTTTCTTGAGATGCAACTTCAAATGACCTGATTTTATGTTTTTTTTCACCTGTTGCTTTCAACACGCATTCTAAAAAACTGTGCTTTGATTTTTTTACACCCATTCTGTAAAATAGGTAGGACTTGTCTGTATAAAGAGTTGATAATAATGTATCAATATTTTTGGGTAAATTACCATAATGACCCCTTTCAAGTAAATGATGTAAAGTAGAAATAATACCCTGCTGTTTTTTGTCCGTTTCCTTTTCCTTATCAAAGTAATAAATTTCAATATTATTGTTATTATTTTTACGATTTGCATAACAGCACGGTACATATTCGTATACATCACGATTCGACATTAAAGTATTTGGCATTAATCCTATATAAGGATATTCAGCACTTGTGCATCTATAACAAAATTGCTCTGGCATTTCTTCTTTTGGAAATCGAATATAGTCCTTGTATTCTTCCAATGCACCCCGTTCAGACTCTTTTACTATAACAGGATGCCTTACTTCTTTACATGCTTTTCTATACCTTGAAACAAAAATAGATGGTGCAAGTGTTTCAATCGTATCTTCTTGTTCTTCTACATCTGTGTCCTTTACATCAAATAAGTCTCCTAAAAATTCTTTATACTCTTTAATAATACTTTTTTCAGATTCATGATAAAGCGTAAATATTTTGGAAATTAATAATATAAATGCATCAATTTTATCCATATTTTTAAATCTAGAGAGGCGTACACGAACATAGTATGTGCCTACTGCAAACTGTTTACGATCATACCCCTTTAAATCGCTATCTGTCTCTGTAATTTTTTTACAAATAACATTGCATGATGCATCGATATCAATACCTCTTAATTCTCCTCCTTTATATTTTAAAAGTAGCCCAGATTTCTTTGTGCTTGCTTTAACACTTTCATCGACACATACAAATTTGGAAACAATTGGATTATTCATAATAAGATCGCTTAAAATATATTTGTTTAGGTGTTGTTGCGGAAATAAGACAACGCCGTGGATATCATGTTCCTCTGTATCTATATCCAAAAATTTAAGGGGTTTTGGTAGGTTTAATAATTCGGTAATATGTTTTTTAAAATCAAATTTTTGTTCTATATCAATGTGTATTTCTACTTTTACCACGCCATCTTTTAAAAAAATAAAACTATCGACAAATACGTCATCTTTAATGCTGATTTTTAATAAAATACGTTCAGCTTCAGTTAAACTTTCAGTATTTTTTGAAAATTCAAAAGACGATTTTTTGTATATTTTACAAAAATTTTTAAAAGCGCAAAAAGGGATAATAGAATTACATACAATAGTACTAAAAATATAATCAAGGGATACATCCTTTAAAGTGGTTGATAAAAATGTTTGGTAGCGATGTTTTTTAAAGTCGGTATGCGGTTGTTGCTTTTTGCTATAAAGTGTTTTATATATTTTATCGACCTTGGCAACGCTTTTTTCAAGTTCATCTTTTTTTTCTTTTATCTTTTTTTTTATTTTTGTAGTGAAATCCTTATCTTCGAGTTTTGATAGATCAAAACGTAATAACATGTTTCTTAAAAATTCCGACTCTTTAATTTCGTCTTGAAGTCTCTTATATCCTATATATTCATCGTCCTCTTTATTTGACACTATCCATATATAAAGTATTAATTCGATGTCTAATGTATGGGAAAATGTATGAGTGGTTTGAAGCCAATTTAAAAAATGACCAAAACTTTTTATGCGTGTTTCTCTGATAAGATTTTCTACAAAATACACTTTATCATCTTTTATATCCGACATTAAAGAAGGCAATGTTTTAAACGCTACAGCTACCCTATTTCTAAATTCATCTGTAGTTTCTTCTGAAAAAGATGGTATTTCTTGACCATTTATATAAACCATTTCTTTATATAAATAACTTTTTTTATATTTGATTAATCGTCATCGTCTCCAAAATCAAAATCGTATAAATCGCTGTCTTCATCTTTACCGTCTTTACCGTCTTTACCGTCTTTACCGTCTTCACGGTCTTCGTCCCCGTCTTCGTCGCCTCCATAGTCTCCTTCTTCTTTTTCATTATCCTCTTCATTGTCATCTAAATCGTCGTCTTCATTTACAAGAATAAACATGTCATCTAATGATTTTATATCTTCTTCTGCCTGCACTTTTATTTGTTGCTGTACATCTTTTACTGTAATTTTTCTGGATTTTGCAAATAATAAAATACGACTAACAACCGTGATAACATTGTATTCGCTAACACTGTTTACAATAGAGTCAACACACTGTTGAAAATCTGTTGCAAAAGTTAATAATTTTTGCACTAAAAGATCCGATTCAAATTCTAAAAATCTTTTGCGTTCTTTTATTAAATAAGCTTTTAACAATTCTAATTTTTTCTTATCTTTTTCTTCTCCTTCTTCTCCTTCTTCGCCTTCTTTGCCTTCTTTTTCTTTTATCAAATAAGGCTGTAACACGTCTACATTTTTACTATCGTCTTCTTTCGCCAAATAAGGCTTTAGTAAAGTTTGATAGTAAATAGACGGTGTAACTGTTTTATCTGGGTAAACAAGTTCATCTGATAGATAGATTAGACGCATTGCAAATTTTAGAGCATTTTCATCAAATTTAAAGTCTGGAATAAATTTGGCAAGAGTATCAAAAATGGTTAAAAAGGATGAAACACACAGTGATCGAATACAGCATTTTTGAATTTCCTGTTCTGGTAATGTTAATTTTAATAATACATAAGATACACGACCATCATCTTTTACATCTTCTCTATCTACATCAAACCCATATGTGGTTTTCAAATCATCAAATCTGTAGTTTCGTGGTACTTTTAACACTACTGTATCCGTTTTTCCACTAACAATTAATCGTCTTGAAATTTCCTTAATATTTATAGCGTCTAAATAAAGCTCAAATTCTCCCATTTGAATATCTTTATAAGATTTACCTCCCCATGGCGCATCAATATATATAAATGAACTTTTGTGCTCTAAATTGGCGTCGATAAAACTAGCATGATGTGGATGTATTTTTGATTTTAATTTAAACGTATCCACATTTTTTACTAACAAGTCAAATGTTTGTTTATTTACCTCGAATGACTCAATAGTTGCAGTTGGAAACATTTTTGCAAAATGAACGGTGTCCACGCCGATATGGGCAGTGGCGTCAATGATATGATGCGGATTGGTAAACCATTTTTTCATAATGCCGTTTACTTGTTTTACATGTTTCGGCAATAATGAACTGTATTGACTTTCTGAATTTGTATGAAACAAACTAAAATCAAACCCTTCAACACGGTCTTGTAAAATAGAAGGATGAAATCGTTCAGTTTCTTTGTCTTTTTTGGATTTTTTCTTCTCTTTCTCCCCTTTCTCACCTTTCTCCTCTCCGTGCTCAGCTTTACGCATTTTTAGTGTATCAAATAAATCGTCATCAATTAATGTTGCCTTTTTTAAAGCGTGCATGACAGTTTGTTTTTGTTTTTTATCAATAAGTTTAAAAGTTCGTTCTTTTCCAATACTTTTTGTCAATTGTGTAGTAGACGCGTATACAAAAAATGTGTATTTCCATAATTCCTCCATACAGTCTTTAGAAACATTAAATTCCATTTCAGTCTTGAAATCAATTGGTATC